AGAGGATCTTGCCGCCGATTTTGTAGAAGGCCAAAAGGCCGCGGCTGCGGTACTCCTGCAGCGTGCGGGCGCTGAGCTTAAGCCGCTCGCAGACCTCCTCGCCGGTGAGATAAACCTCCCCAGCGAGTGTGGGTCGGGCCGAGGCGCAATAGCGCTCCAGCTTCTTCAATACGCCCTCCATGAGCTGGACAAATAGCTGCATTTGAGGGCTTTCTTCCGTAATGATTGCATGCTCTGCCATCGTTCATTCAGCTTTTGAATTCAGTAATTCGGCGATGTCGTCGGCTTTGTAGTAGCACTTGTGCCCGATCATGGAGAAGGAGATCCGGCCCGTATCTCTCAGGGTCTGCAGGGTGCGAGGGCTGATGTTCAGCCGGCGGCACACAGCGTCGTTGTCGAGCCATTCGTCGGCCTCGGGCGGATTGCCAATGAGCCGCTCGATGCGGTGGATAAAGTCGGCAAAAGCGGAGCGATGTCGCTCCCAAGCCTTACCGTCTACAAGGATGATTTGCATGGTGTTTTGATAAGAATAAGGTTGCGTAATTGGATTGAAGCAAGCCAGTGCGACTGCCCGCGCTTGCTGTTTCTTTTGGAGGCAAAAGTCGGCGAAAGGACACGCTGCGCCATGGATTGATGGAACACTGAGGATAAGGAGGGAAAACGCTGGAAACAGGCGGGCTTAATCGTGAGAAATTCTCCGGCAGGCGGCCTGCCAACATCGCTGGAGTGTTCGATGACTCTGGCAGGCGGCCTGCCAACGTCACCTGAGTGTTCGATAGCCCTGGCAGGCGGCCTGCCAGCATCACCGGAGTGTTCGATAGCCCCGGCAGGCGGCCTGCCAGCATCACCGGAGTGTCCGATAGTCCCGGCAGGCGGCCTGCCAACGTCACCGGAGTGTCGGACCACTTTGGCAGGCCGCCTGCCGGCGTCACTTTGGATCGGCCGCCCTCTTCCTCGGCGGACAAACTCGCAAGGCATGGCGCAGCCTCTGCGTCTGCTCGCTGCCCATCAGCGGACGCATCTCTTGGGCAATCTTTTGCTTGCTCACCTTGGCATATAACTCCGTGGTGGAGATAAAACGATGCCCCAACATCCGACTCACCGTCTCGATGGGCAGGCCGTTTTCTAAGCAGATGGTGGTCGCGAAAGTGTGGCGCGCGGTGTGCGAACTGGCCTCGGTGTGCGGCGAGCAACCAGCCTTGACGAGCAGCTCGCGGACCTTTCGATTGAAGTGGCTGTTCACGGGAAACTCCCGAAACCATAGCCCCTCAGTACGCCCCTGCCCCACGTAGGCGAGTATCTCTTCGGCGATGGGAAGCAGGGGTACGATGCTGCCGTTCTGCGTCTTGGTGCGGCAGGTGGAGAGGTATCGACGCCCGTCGCTGAGCGTGTAGACGTCTTCCATGCGGAGCTTCTTGAGGTCGGAGAAGGCTAAGCCGGTGAAGCAGCCCAAGAGGAAGATCAGCCGGACATGGTTGTCTACGGAGCGATGCGGGCGATAAGCCAAGAGCCGTTGCAGGTCTTCGGCACTGAGGGCGTTGCGTTCGTAGGCCGGTGTCTCGATGTCGATCAGGTCAAACGGATCTTCCCGAAGCCCCGCCTCTAACATCGCCCGCCGGAAGGCTTGGTGTAGACGCCTCAGGTAGACGGCCACCGAACTCATCTTATAGCCCAAGTCGCGCAGCATGTAGAGGCGATAGGCCTCTATCAGCGCCTTATCCACCTCATGAGGCAAACAGCGCCGCAGCCCGCGCGTGTCAAGGAAGCGGACGAAGCTCTTGTAGCTGTCTCGAAAGCCCCGCGCTGTGGCCTTGCTTTTATGGGCCGCCTTCTCCTCACAAAGAGCCGAGTAAATGTCGGCGAACGTCTGCCGCGGCTTGTCCTGAAGCAGGTATTGCTCCTTGAGGTACTCGGCCGTCATGTATTGTTCCTCCCGGAGCGTGCGCTCATAGAGTGCATTCAATCGTTGCTCGATGTCACTCAGCGCATGATTGAGGCCCTGTGCCACCGCGGAGGCAGAGGACACTCTCCCTTTTTTCGCCAGCCAATCATCGGGCGCGGTCTGTTGCCGGGTGGAGAACGAGGCCGTCCGGCCATTGCACGAGATGCGACAGCGAACGAGGCACAGGCCTTCGCCGCTCTGCTTGCTGCGGTCGATATAAAAGAGGATGGAGAACGTACTTTTCATTAGATCGGGAGTATTAATTGGTTAGATGATAATGGGCGATCGCGGGGAAGATGCGCGTGACGTCCTTAAAAATGCGCTCCGGAGAAGTCTCGGCATAGACCTGCGTCGTCTTGATCTCACTATGTCCTAACATCTTGGACACGCTCTCGATCGACACTCCTTCGGCGAGGGTCATTTGCGAGGCGAAGGTGTGGCGAGCCATGTGGAAGGTCAACCGTTTCGGGATGTGGCAAAGCGCGGCGATCTTCTTAAGATGGATATTGACGGTGTCGCAGCCGGGGATGGGAAGGAGGTAGCCCTCGGGCGGTTCGTGACGAAAGGCGCGTGTGTGGATACCCCTGTACTGCTCGATGATCGCTGACGCCTCGGGCAGCAGGGGGATGTGGCACATCCGGCCCGTCTTCACGCGCGGCTTGCGGATCCACGTCATTCCGCCCTCCTCGATCAGATGGTCACGCGTCAAGTGATAAATGTCCGTGTAAGAGAGGCCCGTGAAGCAAGAAAAGAGGAACATGTCTCGGGATACAAGCTCGTAACTCCCCAGCTGCGAGTCGTCCAAGTCGATGATGCGCCGCAGCTCTTCTTTGGTGATGTAGCGCGGTGTGCCGACGTCCCATCGGATGGAGTAACCCATGAAGGGATAGGTGTCGATGACACGCCTTTTGTACAAGTCTTTGAGGAGCGACGCCAGCACGGTGAGATAGCCGGCGGTAGTGTTGAGCTTAAAGGCCTTCTCCTGTGCGAAGTAGGCCTCGAGATTCTCAATAAAGGCCTTGTCCACCTTGTGCACCGGGAAGTCGCTCACTCGGTAGCAATGCCGAAGGAAGGCTGCGAGATGCCCCCGAAAAACCCGGAGACATTTGTATCGGCGTTCGCTGCGATCCACCCCCACCCGCTCCCGAAAGCGAGCAAGGTATTCCTCCAAATGATAGAGCAAGCCTTGGCAGTCACTCCGAAGTCCGAAGACGAGGGCCTTGACCTCTTCGGCGGTTACGGCCTCGCCTTGCTTCTTCCGTAAGTCCTCATAGGCTCGACAGACGCTGACCTGTAGGCTGTCCAGTTCGGCGTTTACGGCCACCGCTTCGGCGCTTTTCCCGACGAGCCTGTGCTTACGACTGTCCCAAAGCGACGGCGAGCAGGCCGTCTTACAACTGAATTGTACCATCGTTCGCCCCACACTGAGACGCGCCATAATCGGGCTTTTGCCCGCTTTGCTCTTTGCACCCCGTTTGAGGTAAAAGAGCAGCTTCAACGTTTTTCCTTTCATCGTTTTGTTGCTTACAAAGTGGAACCTTAAAAGAGATACTTGTCGCTACGCAAAACACTGAATGCAAGAGAAAAAGCCTCGGTTTAGTTACCTCATTTTGCGTCCTCTTTCCGAAAGGCAAAAAGGGGAACGATTAGGTAACTGAACTCCCTCTTTGAAGCCCCCTTTTTCGCCTTTTCCCTCTGGTGCAAGCCTCGGCAGGATGCGGCAAAAGTCGCTATCCATCAGCCCTCTCGCTCTTTCTCGTTTTCCCTTGCTCCCTACTCCCATACTTCCCCATAGAAGGCCGAGAGCTCTGGCAGCTTGATGAACGTCCTGAAACGTTCCTTCCGGATGATCTCGTTGGTGACGGAGAACTCGTAATCGCCGGACTTCTTAGCGAAGACGGCCGCCCACGCGTCAAAGGATCCGATGCCTTGCTTCTCTAGGGCGCGCGGACGGAGGTACTTGAAGAGCAGATATAGCTCCGTCAGACTGTTGCTGATGGTGGTGCCGGAAAGGAAGGTCGCCCCAAGGTCTTTGCCTGTCCGCTCTTGAATGGTGTGGATGGCAAACAGCAAGTTGAGCGCCCGCTGCGATCCGTTCGGATTGCCGAGGCCCGACACACGATCGTGGCGGGTGTTGAACATCAGGTTCTTGAACTGATGGCTCTCGTCGACAAACAGGTGATCAATTCCCATCATTTTGAAGTCCACCACGTCGTCCTTACGCTCGGCAATGGTGTCCCGGATGTCCTTCAGTTTGGCCGTGAGCGTCAGCTTACGTTGCTCTAACCCTTTAAGCGCAGACCGGGAGATCTCTCGTCCCTGCTTCCTTAACACGTCGAGGTTTTCCTGCACCGAATCCAATTCCTTTTGCATGATCGCCTCTTGGATCTCTGCCGACTGCGGGATGGCGCCGAACTGATCGTGCGTGAGGATGACGCAGTCCCAGTCGTTGTTTTTGATGTCGCTGAAGATCCGCGCCCGGTTCTTGACCGTAAAATCCTCCTTGCCGGGATAAAGAACGCAGGCGTTGGGATAGGCCTTGCGGAATGTGTCGGCGATGTCGAAGACGTTTGCCTTGAGTCCGATGATCATCGGCTTATTCGCCAGCCCGAGGCGCTTCATCTCATAGGCCGCCGTGCACATGATCATCGTCTTGCCGCCCCCCACCTCGTGATCGCAGATCCCGCCGCCGTTGGTTTTAAGCATCCACACGGCGTCCTTTTGGCTTGGATAGAGGTCGGGGAAGCTTAGCCCCTTCAAATCCAGTCCCGGGAAGGTTTGATGAGACCCATCAAAATCGGGACGGACAAAGCAGTTGAATAGCCGATTGTAACGGTCGGCCAGCTGCTGTTTGAACGTCTCCGGTGTGCGCCCGAGCCAGCTGACAAAAGCCTGCCGGATTTCCTCGATCTTGGTGTCTGCCATTTGGATGGTGCGGCCGTCGCGCACCTTGATCGTCGCCTTCTCGCCCGTCTTGGGGTCGGTGATCTCCTTACTCTTGGTGATGTCGGGAACCGTGTTGTGGAGGGCATGCTTGAACAAGTTCAGCCCATCGTATTTCCGAAACTCGCCTTGCACGGCATAGGTGTGCCTGATGGCTTGATTCTTCCGATCGCAGGAGAGGATATACTCGTCCATGTCGGGGAGGTAAGACACGCCAACGTCTGTGCCGAACAGGTCGGAGGCGAAGCGGGCGTAGACCTTAGCCGGGATCCAACGTTCACCAAGGTTGAAGTCCAAGTCGGCAAAGGGGATGG